CTTGGGGTTGCAGGTGGGGCATCTGCAGAAGCAGATACTGAAACAACATATTGTTTAGGAGTTAATGAAGTATCATTCCAATTTACAGTATTTGAAGGATTAACTGCCCATCTATCTGAATTTGCATTAAAATATAATGCTGTTCCTACACCATTACTACCTGATTGGACAATAATACCACCATCACTAGTACCAGTAGATCCACTAGCTAATAAAATAAACTGGTCAGATACATTTAAATTTTCAGTTTGGATAGAAGTTGTAGTACCTTGTACAATTAAGTCACCTGCAATACTTGCTGAACCTGCGATAGTAACAGTACCGTTAGCGGCACCCATAGTAATATCAGTTGCAGCTCCACCAAAATTAATTGTAGTAGTTGTATCATTTATAAGACTAAATGACGTTTCATCTGTAGAAATGGAACTACCACTAATAAATAAAGTATTTCCAATAACAACATTACTAGTAGAAGAACCTATTTCAGTTTTTGTAATAGCCGATCCGTCCGTATTAATTTTAAATGTGTCAAGAGGAAGACCACTACCACCTTGGATTTCAGCAAAACCATAAGTGGATTCTAGGTTAGAAGAACCTATTTTAATTGCTCCTAAACCAGGATTATAAGTAAATTTAGTACCGGTACCTGTTTGAGTAAATCCTATAGTATTATTAGGACTTTCTGCTTTTGATAATATAATAGGTAATTCGTTAGATGAACCAGGTACTGCACTTAAATTTATTTCAGTAGCAGTACCTGTTAAATCACCTGTTACATCACCTGTTACATCACCTGTAATTCCACCACTTGCACTTACAATAGATGCAGTGATTTGATTGAGTGTTACATTATCAGTACTAGCACCAATTGTAATTGTATCACTACCATTGCTTAGAACAGTTACTCCTGCGGTGCCAGAAACAAAATTAAGTGTACTATCTTGACCTATATCAAACCCACTATTTGAACCAGATACATAAATTCTAGTAGAACCACTAATAGCAGCTGCTGTGTGTACTTCGTTTCCTTCTAATGTTGTTATTCTAGTACTAAATGAACCTGAATCTGTTTGTAATGCGGCGATATCCGTTTCATTTGTTGTTACTCTAGTACTAAATGAACTACTGTCAGATTGGAGATCAGTTATAGAAGATAAATTTGTTGCTATGTCTGATGCTATAGAAGCACTAGTCTCAGTAAATGAACCTGATATCTCATCTTTAATTTGGACAGAACTACTTAAAATTCCATTACCAATAGTAAATGTTAGAGTATTGGTATCTGAAGTAACATCTAAACCACCAGAGCCTGAAATTATTAATGCTTCTGCGTCTGTTATAGTAATACCATTATTATCTCCACTACTACTAATATCTAAATCATATGCTCCTACATCACCTGAAGTAACGTAATCATCACCTACAGTTATATTGCCATTACTATCAATTACAAGAGGGGTTCTTTCACCGGTAGTGGTAGCTATATCAGCTATTAAGCTTCCCGTTAATTTTAAGCTTCCTGTAAATAAATGGGTATCATCTATACTATCTCCAAAGATTGTAGAACCTTCAGAAAAAGATTGAGTCATATAAGTAATTGAACTACTTACAATATATTCAGAAGCTTCAATTCTATCAGCATTGATTACAGAAGCATTAACTTCATTAAATGTAACATTATCAGTATTAGCACCTATTGTGATTGTATCGCTACCATTACTTAAAACAGTTACTCCTGCAGTTCCAGAAACAAAATTAAGTGTACTATCATTAGATAATTCAAAACCATCATCTGAACCCGATATATAAATTCTGGTAGAACCACTAATCCCAGCTGCTGTTAGGCTACGAATTAAAGTAGCATTATCACCTAATGATCCTGATATTCCAGCTGCTGTAAAGTCACTTCCTCCACCTATAGAACCATCAGCTATTTGTCCACTTAATGTTCTACCAACATACTGATAAGCTGAGACGAATACATAATTACCAGTACTGCTAACTGCAGCTGGAGTTTGACCAGGTAAGAAAGATAAAATACCTGTTTTATAGTCAAATATATAAGTTAAGTTATTAATAACTGTAGCAGAGGCGGCATCAGTACCTACACTGACTTGAACTTTATAACCAGGATTAGCACCTTCTGTTGTGTTATTAGAGTTATCAGCTATTATATATTTAGGTGATATAAAGTTGGTTTGTTGGCTTGAAGTAATTAATTGATCACTAAATACTGCGTCATTAGACCCAAACCCATCATCTTCAACAAAAAACCAAGTACTTCTACCTCCTTGGTTACCTCTTTTAACTTCTTTTCTATACCAATATTTTAATACAGATACATCTTCCGAAATTGATGGATCAGTAACACTAGCGGAAACTATACCTAAATTTTGGTCTGATCCACTATAAGGTAATCCAGCACTACTAGTAGGAATATATCTGAAATCAGTATAGACTTCATTAGCGTTTATATCAAAAGGAGATACATATGCTTCTGTAGTAAGGAAAGTATTTTCTGAAGTATATCTTTTATCAGATAATTTCTTTACTGAATATGATGCGCTTATAAATGACATTGTTTATATTTTGTTATTGTATTATTAAGTTGTACTTACTCCAATATTTTCTAAATTATTACTAGGATCACCTGTATATCTAACTAAGAGATAAACTTTAGAATAAGTGTTATTAATGACTTGTTTTTGACCTGCTGCTAATCCTAATGTTATGGTTGTAGTCCCATTATCTGAAGCAGCACCCCAACCTGAAAGTACATCAACTGTATCACTAAAAGGATTATATTGATTACTATTAGATTGTCCAAGTGATACATCACTATTAGCCCCATCTGTACCTTCAACAACATCATATATATAAGGATTTCCACCTCCTAAGTTATTTAATTGGTATTCTAATAATACACCAATACCGATTTTATCAGAAGTTGTTGTATCAAGAGGGACAAAATCTGCTATACTATTAAAAGTTAATACTAAATTAGTGGCAGTTCCTGTTTCTCCTGTATCAAATTCCCTTAAATACCATTTATAATCAGTATTAGAGTAACCAGCTGTTGGATACCAATAACCATGAGCTGAGGCTTCAGGATTAACTAAGTAACCAGGTTTAACTTGAAGACCACCACCATTTCCTAATGTTAATCTTGAACCTGAATCCCATGCATTAGAGCTAGCTAAATCAGTAGTAGCTTCAATTGGTCTTCTGTACCCTTCACCTCCAAAATATTCTGTAGAAGTTGTAGATACTTGAGTACCTGGAGCTGTATCATCTCCATCATTAGACATAAACATGGACATGGCTCCTGAAGCTGCTGGTTGACCAAATGTTCCTGCTGTGTGATAATCTTTAGTTATACTATCACTGGTAGTAGTATCATTATATTTTCTAATAGTCATAGTAAGATCAAACCCAGTGTTAGTGGGGGTGGATCCTTCTGGTTCATTAGTTTGGTAATCTATCGTATTGGCAATAGCTAACTTATCATGAAATAATATTTTACCATCTATTGTAGGGGTAGCACCAACATTTGCTTCGGAATTTAGGGTAGCGGTCCATATATTCTGGTAACCACTATCTACCCCACCACCTTGAGCTCGAGATCGAAGATCAGCGGCATTTGTAGTGTGAGTAATTCCAATATCATCGTTTATAGTTATTTGACCTATATTACTACTACCACCATAGAATAAAGGATCAAACATTCCACTAGCAGTGAAATTATTTATTTTATAACCGATCTGATTTAAATAAGGCGCTCCTGATAATGAACGAGAAGCTGCTGAAATCATATCAGCGGTTCCTGTGTTTATAGTAACTGAATTATCTGAGATATCAGTTGGATTTAATGGAGTTATAAAGTAAGTACTAGTAGCTCCATTAGTATTAGTAGCTGCTGTAAATGTTCCTCCAATAATATCGGCTACATCAGTTGAACCTGTAGCTATGCTAACTTTAATATCGTGATAAGCATAATATCCTGAAGCGCTAATAGATGTAAAATCTTCTCCACTTGCTGCGTATCTTCTATCAGTAATTAAGGGGAAATTAGTAAATTGGGCTTCTTGAAATTGTGGGGGAATAACTGTTGGATTACTAGTATTAATAGTAGCAACTGTTACTCCATTAGTATTTCCGGCTCCATTTTGGGTTGTTTGGAAAAACGAATTTGTAGTAAATGTACTGCTTTCATCTGGGGTATCATCAGCTTGATTATCACTGAAAGATTGCGACGCCATAGCAAATACTGTAAAGTTAGTATCTTTAAGCCCAGCGTCAAATAGGGTTGAGGGACCTGGTAATGAGTCTAATCTGATTCCAAAATTATCATGCGATTGAGAATATTTAGTATCAGTTACATTACCTAATATAGCATTTCCAGCACCATCATTAAATCCTTTAGTATCTAAATATAGAATAGTTAAGTCAGTGTAACTTTGTGGGATATAAGCATTAGTCCAATATGAAGCAATTGTAGATGAAGGTTTATTTTCTGGTTCTACATTGGCCCCAGCGAAATTTGTAGAATTAGGAGTTGGGCTAGCTACTAAAGCACTATTAGAAGAACTAATAAGTCCGGCAAATGTTCTTAAAATTTCTGCTACATCAGTATTAGCATCATAGTTGTTGAATATGGATCCTGCTAAATTAGATTGCCAGTCTAAATTATTTGGGTGACCAACATTATGGTTACTAAAATAAGCAGATTGGCTAACAATTAAGGCATAATTTGTATTTGTAGAAGAGGCTCCCCTTATTTCAGTAGGGGCTGTATCAGGAGAGGATTGTAAAACTGATCCTGTTATGTAGATACTTTTCTCATTGCCATCTCCAGTATTAGCAAAATCACCTTGGTCTTGAAAAAGACCCCCACCACCAGCAGCTGAAGATGTATATGATAGATGACCTGTTGTAGGATTAATTACTACTATTTTATCTGAGCCTGCAGTACTTTCGGGAAGGCTACTAGCAGTTATGTTTCTGACTTCAATTGCTGAGCCGGAGACTAATACTTTTTTCCAATTTGCCATTTATCTTAATCGTTTATGGTTTGTAAGGTATTTTGGAGTTTAAGAGCTATATTATATACCACTTGTATATCTCTACCTTTAAAATCGCTATTTGCTATTAAATTCAACATATATCGAGCTTCTTCTATTTCAAATATTTGATCTGTTGTTTCTTCTTTAATTTTTGGTAAAGATGAAGTAACATTTGGTTGATCATTTGGTTTGAATTTTAATTTATTTTTAATTTCTTGTAATGTAGCCATAACTTATTGGGTTTTAACATTTATACATATTAAACCCCTATATAAAGATTATTTTTTTGTATAAGTAATCCACCTTCTACTGCAGATGGGAATGATTGAAAATTTTTAAGTGATAAAACACCATCATTATTTACTTTAAGTTGTTCATCTTCAGACTTTTTAATAATAAACATATCATCAGATTTAGTATCTCCTATATCAACTGTTAGATATGCATTGTTAATTTGAACATTTCTATTACCACCATTAATTAATAGTCCAGGTGTTGTTGTTGTCCAATCATCATCTTGTCCTACGTTAGTATTATTAATAGTAGTTTTAGTAAAACTACCACCGCCCCCTCCTGTGGATCTTACAGATTGGAGTTTTTTTCCAGGTTCATCAATAATTGTTGTAGACTGGTTTAAAATAATTTGAGCTTTACTAAAATATCTAGTGTTTTGTTCTTTTAGTTTTTTCTGGACATTATCTGGAACAATATATCCTTGAAGTTTTAAACTAAAATTAGCTCTAACTATTCTTCCATCATCATTTGATAATTCATTAATATTGTTAAATGAATCAATCATAGCCATAAATTTAAATTTTTCTGGATCCCCCCAATAGGAATCAGAAGCATAATTTATGGCCTCAATAATTTTATTAAGTTGGGAAATATAATCTGTCCATATAATACCATTATAGGTTAGATTAATATAGTCTGGTACTACAGTAGCAGTGAATTCTTTTTGTGGTATTCTATTATTTAGTAATGTAAACCTATCATATGAATTTTTCCTAGTATATTTTTCTTGATGGGTAATATATAATTGAGGGGAATTAGCATCTAATTTATTTCCTAAATCTCTACGTTTTTCAATAGTTTCCCTTTTAAGCATAACAAGAGGAGTTTGAACTTTACCTCCTTTATCTCTATAAAATCCATCTTTTTGGGCTAATTTCCATCTTTCTCCTGAACCATAAATAACTGGTACATCTATTAAATCCCCATTTGATAAAACTGAAGGTTTTATAATGTTTTCAAAATAATAAAATATAGACTCATCTATAGATTCTAATCCTAAATTAAAGCTATAATTGGTTTTTGAATCGTTTTTACTAATTATATTACCTCTATTTTGGTTAGGTCTAATATCGGGGCCTAAGGTAAGTGCGGGGGTCTCCGGTGATCCTCCTTGGTCTATAGCATTATCAACTATAGCTTGTTGAGATAATTGATATTGTCTATTAACCTTAGGTTTTTTTGTTATTCTATCATTCATTAGTTATATAATTAATTTCTAGGATGGGCAATAGTTTGTTCAGTTTTAGTAGTAGAAGGATATATTCCTGACCTTAACGGAACGGTTTTGAGTTGTTCTATTCTTACTTTAGAAGATTTACATATAATAGACATAGAAACCCCAAAATTATCTGTGTCTCCATTCATTGAATAATCTGGGTTTTTACCGGCAAAAAATTGGTTTTCGACGATGCTATTGAATTCAAAATAGTCGTTGTTATACAACACTATATCGCCAATTTCAGGAACTAAGTTTTTTTCTACTAAGGTTGCTCTTAAAAAAGCAAATGACATTTGTTGAGTAGAGTCAGGACCAAAATCAGTTTCATTCCATGTCTGATCCTCTCTGGTAATTAAAGAAGGAACCAACATAGGTTCGTAATATACTTTATTTTCTGATTCACCATATATGTTAGAATCAGAATCTTGTAATACAAATTTATAAAAGCCTATTTCTGTCTGAATAATATCATTAATCAGTTCTTTATTCATTGTACGGAACAATGATATATCTCTGGATCCTCCAAATAATGGCATTATACTTTAGTTAATGATTCAGGTTTAAAAACTACATGACGTAAACCTGGGATTCTTCTATTGGGATCTCCTTTATCACTTTGCAACATAGTGGTCTTAAAGAAATCTAAATCTTGTTTAGGATCTTGACCTGCTACAAATTTAATTGTTGCTGTGTGAACTTCTTTACCATCAGTTCTAATGCGGTTTTTAACTTCACGTTCATCTGAAGTATTACTTCTTACAATAGTAACACGTCTAATAGCTCTTATTCCATCAAATACATCAGTAATGTTAGCTTCTTTATCAGATACTATTATGATGTCTACTGAATATATATTAAGGGTTTCAGCTAATATGTCTTTTAATTTAATCATTAGTAAATATATATTGGATAAGGAATTTTTGTAAAAGTGTCTTGAGTATTTTGGGCGATTTGTGATTCTCTTTCTACATACTTAACACGTGAAGATTCCTCTAACATTAATTTAAGCTCATCAATAAGAGCAGTTTTTTCACTAGCGGCTTCACTTCTTAATTCAGAAGCATTTGTTGAAATTTCTGAACCTGGAATAGGGACTGATGAATATTTGCCCCTTACACTGGATAACATTTCTTTTGAAATCGCTAAAGTATAACGGAAAATCCAATTTCTACCAGGGGTATTTATAGTGTTATAAGATATGTTAGTATAAGGAACATTAGATATATCAGTAATTAAATTAGTAGCTGTATTTCTTATGGTATTATTTCTATCCCCTTTAACAACATAATCAAAATATAAGGTTTCATTCCTCCTAGGTATGGGGAATAATTTTAATTTATTATTATTTGTAAATTCAAAGCTATACGCTGATTTACGGATTTGGTCGTTTAATTCAATTGCTTGTACTTTTAAAATATCATAATAAGTAGGCATCAACATAAAATTTACACCAGGGGAAAAATTACCAAACCCAAATGTTTCCATTAATGATTGGATTCCTGTACCTGTACCTGCATAAGGATCAAAATACCTTGAAATAGCTGGTGGTGCATAATGGTAGATTTTTTTAATTTCTATATTATTTCCAGATTCACTAACATTTGTAAATAAATCCGTTAATGAATATCTTTGTTGCCCAGGAATTATATTTATACTTCCACTTTTATAATCTACATTACCTCCAGTTCCTGCTTCAGTTCCATATTGTTCGGCAATTGCTATAAGATTTCCTAAATTAGATTGTACATATTGGTTATTTAGATTACTTCCTGTGGTTGAACCCTCAAGACTACCTATATTTTCGATGATTTTAGATTGGTAAACATATTGGGAGTATGTAGTTACAGCTTCTTCAAATGCTGTAAAAAAGTTTACTGCCTGTAATTCAATATCAACTATAGGGTATCCAAGTCGTTGGGCACACCAAGTTGCGACTTGGTTAGCTGAGGAAGTAAAATCCGTATCGGTATCGTAGAAACCAAAAGGAGTTGGATTACTAGTATCAGCAAATGAAGCAGATCCAGGCCATATTGTAATAGTTGCCATTAAATGTAGTATTTGATTATAAATATAACCAAATACAAAATCAACTATAATCTTTTAACAACTCAAATATTTCATCTAAGGCCTCATGTCTGTGGTTTTCCTTAAGGATTATTTTATTTACAAATCGGGAGCCTTGAAGTTTTGCAACTTCATGTATAGCAGAGTCATTTTTAAACTTTAAATCAACTTGTTGGATATCTCCTGTGAATATCATTGTTGAACCCTTACCTAAACGAGATAAACACATACTTAATTGTTGTTTAGATAGGTTTTGAAATTCATCAATAATACACACAGCATTTTCAAATGTTCTTCCTCTAAAATGAGTAAGTGATACTAATTCAACATCTTCGTTACTTTCCATTTTACTTAAAATGTCCGGTTTATTATATACTTTACGCATATTTGAGCGAATGGGGACTAACCATGGCTCTAATTTCTCTTCTAATGAGCCAGGTAAAAATCCATTATCCTCATTTGATACTGTTGGTCTGGTAATAACAATTTTATTTACATCGCGTTTAAAGAACATATCTAATGCTATTTGCACCGCTAATAAAGTTTTACCACTACCTGCTTTGCCTATAATAAAATTAAAAGGTTTTTGAAGGATTAATTCTTTTGCTGCTTTCTGCTCTTCTGAAAGTGAGAGGGAAAATCGAACAGCACCCTTGGGTGGGGATTTTTCAATATTTTGTTTAGTCATTATAACTTGATTAAAAAACGTTTGTTACCCATACATATAAAAAAGGGCCGCTTTCGCGGCCCTTTAAATTAAAGTTAACATAAAATATTATCCTTGTGATACGCAAAGTAATGCAAATCCACTACCTGTAATACTACCTAGGTTAGCTCCTGCTGAACTTGTGATAAATAGATCCCCCGCTACTGCTGGGTCTGAGGTAGGGAGTGTGTTTTCTCCTGGGGATAAAAGTTGTACGCTGTCAATAATGTTTTTAAAAGCAGGGTTTACTTGCTTATTAGTTACATGGTTACTATTTAGTAATTTTTTTGATAATTTAGTCATAATATTTAATTATTAGAAGTTAAGTTGTTGTATGGCTATACATATAAAAAAGAGCCGCTTTCGCGGCCCTTTCCTATTGTTATAATAATAACTCTATTATACTAAGTTAAGATCGTGACAGAAAATCTTACCATAGAAGTCTGGACGAACCATCTTCTTAGCGTAACGAGTCATGATTCCTTTACGCGGAGTGAAGGAAACTGGATCGTACACAAGTGGTGTCATAATTAATGGAATATACGGAGCAAATACAGCACCTGTTTCGAGGAACTGGTTTCCTTTGTAACCCATCAAAATCACGTTTTCTGTCATATAAGGATTCTTATAAACAGTATAACGTGAGTTAATAGCACCAATTTTCTGTACGCCCATCGCATACTTGTTAGAATCACCAGGTGAGTCAGCAGCAAATCCAGGAATTGATTCCAAGACTGTGCTTACCTTTGGAGAAACTACCATGAAGTTAGCACCACCGCGAAGAGTCTTCTGGTGGATAGTGTTGCTAACAGACTGAAGCTTGATGCCCAAAGTTTGGAACCAAGACATTCTAGTGTAGTACTCGTTGTTTGTAGCAGTAGTAACAACACCTGTAGAAGATGCTTCGTCACCTACTTTTGCACTCCAGTGGTTAGTAGTGTCAGCGTTTCTGATCAACATGTCGAGGATTTCGAGGTCGATTTCCATTGAGATGTACTCAGAAAGGATAGACGTCAATTCCGCTTCAGCATCAATGCTGTGGTAAGCATTCAAGTCTTGAGCGAATTCTGGTGTCCATTGGGCTTTCAATTTACGAGTTTTCGCAGTAACTGTGTCACTGTTTAACTTAACGTCAATTGAAGGAATATCAAGAGTAGAAACTCCATCAGTAGCTCCATTTTGGTCTTCGAAATCGCCTCTATCATTAAGATTATCTGGACCTTTCTGGAATATAACTTTCAATAGATCATCATCGTTAGATGGCATTCCTGAACCTAGAACAATAAAAGTAATTCTATCATTTGCGGCATCATAGGTTGTAAACTGGTTGAATACAGATATAGCTGTAGTGTTATTTGACAACTCAAATGCTCTAACTCCTTCAGGATCAAAATCTGTTAAAGAAGCACCAGAAACCACAACTTTATCTAAATTTGTTAAAGTATTTGCAGCGAGAAATTCCTCATCAAAGTTTACAGAAGCTGAATCATTAGCAGTTAAAGCACCAAATGATGCTGAAGTTGCTCCAATATTACCTATAAGTGCATCTGCATCGCCTGCAGCACCACCAGTAACGTGCAATAATGCTGAGTTTGCTTCGTTGATTGAGTAACCGAAACGACCAGCGCCATAAAGACCCTTAGTAATGTCAGTAGTTTCTATACCTTCTGTGCTGTTTCTACCATATAATGAATCACCAGCTGTAAATCCAGGTTGGTTTTGACCATACTGGAAATCCAAGTAAAAGATCAGACCTGAAGGTAAATTCATAGGCTGAACAGACACAAGGTCTTTAGCTACGATTTCACCAAATACTCTTCGTACTAACGGAAGAGCAACACCAGCCCATGCTTCTGAGCTACCAGCAGTAATGCTAGTACCTGTACCTGCTTGGTTGGCTTCATTTACTAATTGTCTGGCTTGATTTTCAA